TAGCCAATTGATTCCAGCGGCTAGAATCGAAAGCGAAAAGGCCAGCGGTATGCTTTACGTTCAACGAAATGTGACCATTTCAAACAACAAGCGAGACGAGAGGATTTATCCAATCGGGCCTTGGGTTTCAGACGTTACAACGGACGAAACTGAGATTGAGAATTATACTTACTCGGCTGGTTTTAATAATTCAAATCCTTTGCCACAAGACCTAAAGGTTGCGATGCTTAGAAGGATAGCGACCGATTTCGCGTATCGTCAAAACTTAATTACAGTTCAGGAACAATACGCGCAAAAGAATAGCATTACGACCGAGTTGAAATATAGAGCCGATTTATTCGTTTAATTATGATAAACTTTGGATTATACGACCAAAAGGTTTCTTTTGTAAACTTTCAAGCGGTTAGCGATGGCGCTGGAGGTACTACGGTAACTCCAACTACTTCTTTAACTACATTTGCGGCGGTTACACAAAGAAGGGGAAACAATGCGTTAGAGGCTGGCGAAATGGTCTTGCCAAACACTTACGAAGTTCGAATTCAATTTAGAGCGTCTTTTGTGCCTAGCGAAAGTTTTCAGGTTTTATACCAATCAAAGTATCACAAAATTACTGGCGTACAACTTGACCAACAAAGGCAACACAAGGAATACATTATTACAATGGTTGGAGTATGAGCGTAACAGTTAAAGGATTAGACGCAGCTTTAAAGGACTTGGACAAGCAAGAGGATATTGTTATTGAGGCCGTAAAAGATATTTTAGCAAGTACTGCAACTGATATTGAAATTGAAGCAATAAGAAACGCGCCAAGTAATTGGGAAGGCCAGCCGCTAAATATAAAGCAAAGGATTGACAAGGTAGTTCAAGACAATGGTTTAGGATGGCGAGTTGGCATCCAGTCAGGCGACCCAGTATTTGAGATTGAGGCTTGGTTGGAATTTGGAACTGGATTAAGCGCGCGTGAGATTTTATCCAATCCACAATACACGCAAGAGGTTCGCGATATTGCAAGGCGATTTTACCGAAACGGCCAAGGTCGTATAATTGGCCAACCTTACTTGATGCCAGCCTTTTTCAGAAATACCGCTAATTTAGTGACGGATATCGAAAACGAGATAAACAAAGACCTTAAATGAGAGACATAGCAACCGACATAAGAAAGGCCGTAATTGCCGCAATTTCACCTTTGACCCTTAGCGGAGTTACTTTGCCAGTTTACGATACTGAATTACCGCCAAGCGTAAACCCAGCCAACTACCAAGGTTCGGCCGCTTTTGTTTTAATTACCGACCAAAACGAGGCGGAAACAACAAACAACGATTGTTCGATTAGACAAAACGCAACGTTTCAAATCAACATTGTAACAAAGTTCGCCCAAGGTAATGGCGGAAAATTATTGTCCGAAAATATTTCAAACGCGATTCAATTAAAAATGAATCTAGACGATTTAGTTTTGCCAGCTGATTTGCAAGCCGTAAACATTAGAAAGAACTTTAGCCGCGTTCAAATTGAGCAAGGTAGTAGCCAAATCGCTTACCAAAAAATATTATCATACACGCTCGATATTTTTCAGGTGTCTTGATAAATAAAAATTTATGTATATTTGTTAAAACGAATAAGCAATGGCAACATATCAATTAGGCAATTTCTTTACTTTCGAATGGAACAATCTTCCAGTCGTTTGTAAAACTTCCGCTTCGGTATCTATTTCCAATGAATCCGTTGTTGTTAGAAACGACTGCACGGGTGATTATGGAGTTAGACTTGAAGGCGGCGACAAATCAGGTTCATTTTCCTTTAGTGGTGACCTTGATTTTGCATCTACTGGCGCGTCTAACCTTTCAGCATTTGACTTGATGGAAGACATCGGGAAAGTATTTGAATTGGTTTTTGGAGGCACAGAATCAGGCGACAAAATTATTACCGTTGACGCTCAGTTAAACTCTGTTGAAATTACCGCTGAAAGAAACTCCCAAGTATCTTTCTCAGGAACTTTCGACTTTGCTGGCGCGCCTGTTATTAGCGTAATACCAACCTAAACAAAATATATGGCTAAATACCATTCAGCTCCTTTTAAAGAAGGGGAGATTTTCTTTTACCCAAATTTGGGAGCTTTGGCTAATTTCGAAGACTTTACAGGACAAGGAATTGCCGAGGCATTTAATGGTAAATCGATTCCAAAACTGGATTTAATTTACGTTTTGTTGCTAGAATGCCACAAAGTGGCTTGTATTCGTAAATCGCTCCAGCCAGTAGAAATGGAGGAGTTGAAAACTTGGATTGAGGGCAAAGATGTTATGAATCTATTTAATGAGGTTTTAGTTGACCTTTTATTAGAGCTTGGCATTGGAAACTCAAACGAGGAAAAAAAAAGGTAAATAACGAAGAGCAAACAACCGCTCGTGAATATTTATTGCTGCTCGTAGGACGCACAAAGGTGCCTTATGAGCAGCTTTTTTCGTTAAGTATAAAAGAGATTAACGCATTGCTTAGAGGCCATGAGAGCGATTATAAAGACCTAATCGAAAGTCTAAGAGTTCACGCGTTAATAGGATTACAACCACATTTAAAAAAAGGAGCAAATTTAAGTCCCTCTAAAATTTGGCCTTTGCCTTGGGATTATATTCCAAAGCCGTTCGAGTCAACCGACCAAGACTTTGCTAAAGCAAAGAAATTGTTGGAAATTGCAAGTAAACTAGAGAAAAATGGCAAATCCAAGAATAGAAGTTGAAATAGGCGCAAACGTTGCTGGTTTAACCGCTGGAGTTAATACCGCAACTGGTCAACTTGATAAATTAGGCAAAGCGGCTCAAACAACTGCACCTCAAGTTCAGAGATTAGCCCAGGCAACACAAGGTTACAACTCTGTTGGTGTTGACTTTGCGCGAATTATTCAGGACGCTCCATTTGGAATTATTGGTGTTGGTAACAACATTACCCAGTTAGCTGGCTCTTTTCAGGTATTAAAAAATCAAACTGGTTCAACTTCAGGAGCTTTAAAATCGGCTTTAGGGTCAATTTTAAGCTCTGGGAATGCTTTAGTCTTAGGTATTTCAATTTTAACAACTGTTTTTACAATTTTACAACAAAAAGGATTTTTTAAAACAGAGGAGGCCGCTAAATCATTAAGGGAAAGATTAGATGAATTTAAGGAAAGTCTTGACGGTGTAAAAAAAGCAACCTTAGAGGGTCAAATTGCAGCACAAAAAGAAATTTCTACTTACAAATTATTACAAGTACAAGCTGAAAACACAAGTTTAAGCCAAGAAAAAAGAAATGAGGCCGTAAGACAATTACAGAAGCAATATCCTGAATATTTAAAAGGATTGACAGAGGAGCAAATAAAAACTGGTCAAGTTGGTGAGGCTTATAATAAATTAACAAACGACATTGTTGCTCTATCAAAGGCTAAAGCGTTTTCCGCTCAGATTGATAAGAACACCGCAGATTCATTAACTCTTTTACTTCAAGAAGAGGAAAGAGCTATTTTAATTAGCCAAAAAAGACAAGACCAAGAAAGAGCAAGAAGAGAGGACGAACAAAGAAGAGCGTTTGGTACTGCTGGTGGGGCTGCTGGAGCCGCAGCAATTTCAGAGGCTGCAAGTATTGAAAACGAAATAAATAGTTTAATTCAAGAGACTGTAAAAAGCTCACAAGAAAGGGTAAGATTATCAAAAGAAATTATACGATTAGAGGCTGGAATTCTAGATTTTAGTTCACAAGGTGCAAATTTTGTAAAGCAAACTGGAACTGCAATAGATGCAAATAAAGAGAAACTAGAAAAATATTCTGATGCATGGGATGAGTATAATTTACAACAAGAAGTTGCTAAAAACTTACAGGATAAATTAACATTTAGCGCAAAAGATTACGAAAACCAAATTATAAAGGTTTTAAAAACAAGTAAAGAGCCTATAATACCACAAGTAACTGGTGATAATGCTTGGGACCAATATACATTTTCTGTTTATCAATTTGAAAAAGCAGCTTTTGAAGCTAATAAAGAAATTACAGAAACTTCAAAAAATGCATTAGAGTTTGGTGAAAGGATAAAAAGTCTTGAAGGAAAAGAGGTAAAAATAGATGTAAAAGTTGAAGGATTAGAAAGTGATACAGCTGCTCCACCTCCTTTTATTCAACAATTAGAAACAGCTTTAAATCCTAAAAAATTTACTGAATTTGAAGAAAGAATTGCTGATTTTGCATTTAATGTTAGGGATTTATTGCAAAATAATTTAACTAATGCTTTTGTTGATTTAGGTTATACGATTGGTGAATCTTTAGCAAGTGGAGCAAATGTTATACAAGAAGTTGGAAAATCATTATTAAAATCTTTTGGAAGATTTTTAGGACAATTTGGTGAGCAATTAATTGCTTATGGTGTTGCAACAATTGCTTTTGGTAAAGCTTCTATTGGATTATCTAATCCATTTACTGCTATTCCATCAGGAGGTTTAGCAATTGCTGCTGGTGTTGCCTTAACTGCAATTTCTGGAATAATTGGCTCCATAGGTAAAAAAGGAATGGGCGGCGGTGGCGGCGGTGGAGGCGGTGGAGCTGGCGGAGGTTCTGCAGCTCCTGCTGGTTCAACATTTACTGGTGGCGGAGTAGGTGGTTTATTTCAGCAAAACAGAGACCTAAACGGCGAGCTTGTTGTGAGAGGCCAAGATTTGGTTTATGTATTTGGTCAGGCTAATGATAGGATAAATAAAGGATAATGAACGATTACAGATTATTGCTTTCCGTACGAAGTGGACTTGGTACGATAACAGTTAACGGAGTTGCGCCATTAGAATTCTACACCGAAGGAGATACGCTAACCATTGCAGTTGCACCCGATTCAGGATTTCACACGGCGCTTTGGTATTCTAGTCCAGGTAATTCCCTAATTAGCTCGACTTTATCGTTTAGCTACACAATGCCGTCTAATGACGTTAAAATGTACGTTGAGTTGAGCGGACAAAATACTCCGATTAACGATTACGGATTAAAGTACGAAGGCGGTTACGCGACTAATTACGGCGGTTTGGTTTGGAACTTGCAGATTCTTAGAACTGGCTATTCGGGTGCCGTCACCCCTTTACAGATTAACGACATTACATACAATTGGGGAAATACTGGAGTTGACCCTTTAGAGACAATAATTGGCTCTTCGGTTGACTTTACAATTGCTGGAGAAACTGGCGATTTCAACGAGTTTCTAGTTGGAGGAAATCGTACTTGGAAAGTTGTTTTGAATCAGATAGGCGAAAACAATGATATTACGGATTGGAATGGAGTTTCGGTAACAAATGGATATAAAGACATAGTTTATGGTAATGGTCTTTTTGTAGCTACGTTTGGGCCATTTAGAGCCTATTCATTGGACGGAATTACTTGGAATGAGTCAATACCAGTTGGTTGGCAAGCTAACGCGATAACCTACGGAAATGGCTTATTTGTGGCCGTTGGTTTTTCGGTTGTTAGTGGAACGCCTACTGCTTTTGCTTATTCGTCAACTGACGGAATAAACTGGACAAGTAGAACGCCAGCTGCAAATAATAATTGGGTATCAGTTTCTTTTGGCAATGATTTATTCGTTGCGGTAGCTTCAAGTGGTGCAAGCAATAGAATTATGACCTCTCCCGATGGAATAACTTGGACGGCTAGAAATAGCGGAATTAATCCCGATTTTACTGGCGTTGCTTACGGAACTGGAATTTGGGTTGCAATTTCTGAAGCTTCAACTGGAGGTACTACATTTACATCGTACGATGGATTTACTTGGGATGAGCAAGCAACGGCATTTGCTCAACAATCTATAATTTACGCCAATGGTTTATTTACTACTGGAAATTATTACTCAGTAGATGGATTAACTTGGAATGTTGTTGCTTTTGGTACTTCTTGTCAAGGTCTTGCCTATGGTAATGGTTATTTTGTTGCGGTTACAAATGGCGGAACTAATAGAATTTTATATAGTACGGATGCAATTACTTGGACTGCAATACCAGCGGCTTCTGTTGCAACTTTTGTTGGAATAGCATTTGGAGAAAATACATTTGTAACGGTTGCGGATGGAGGGACCGACAAAATAAATTATTTATTATTTGAAGGATTACAACATTTCTTTACTGGTTACATTGCGCCCGACTTTATTACATCTCAATTTAAAAGCGGAACTAAATTATTTGAGTTTACCGCGATTGACGGATTAAAAGGATTGGATTCTATTCGCTCTAACTTCACCTCGTGGCCTGACCCAAGAACGCAAGCAATTTCCGCAATTGTCGGAGCTTTAAACCAAAGCTTTGTTGACAAGCGCCAAGTCTTGGTTGGTTGTGAAATCCACGAGACTAGGATGGATTCAGATATTAGCGTTTTTAGACAATTCAACGTCCCTTTAAACGCAATTTATACCGATGGAGAAACGGCTAAGTTTAGCAACGGCATAAGGATTGAAAACGAACAACTTTACTTGAAGGATACGATTGAGAGAATGGTAAATCCGTTCCTTTGCCGCGTGTTTTTGTGGAAGGACAAGTTTTATGTTATCCGATTAAATGAGTTAATTAAAACGGATTATAAAGCTTATACGTTTAACCCTGACACGTCAATTGAATCAACGCAAACAATTATAAATGGCGACGATATCAACGCGGATATAAACAGACCCGAGGAAACTGCAAGACGTGTATTTACCGAGTTCAACTCGTTCCTAAACTTGGGTATTCTAGACCAAGACTCCCAAGGCGGAGTTTTTGACGCTAAGTTTGAAGAGACGGAATGGAATCTAAACGGAGTAGGCTCAACTTATGACGGCATTTTCCAATTAAAGCTTTGGGATTATTATAACGCAATTCCAAGCAATCAACCGGCAAGCGTTCCAAGTGGTTCTACGGCTTTGGTGCAATATGTCGCGGACGGAAGTGGCGAATATGTACAAATTTGGACGACAACCACAACAGATGGAGTTGACGACCCTGATATTAGCTACATTTCTGCCAATTCTAATAGCACAGGCGGAGCCATTACAATTGCACAAGAAACGGCCAACACTATTTCTTTGACCTTTAAATACATGGTCGAGCGAGTAAGCTCAACCCATCCAGTAACGCCAAATTTTGCGCACGCGGTTGGATTAATGGTTAAGATTGGCAACCAATATTTATCTAGAACTGGAGCCACAACCTTTGCTTGGACGGTTACTAGCACAATAATGGAGTTTGCGGTTACCGCTGGCTCGGTTTGGAATAGCATTGCAATAAATAACGTTTTAGTCCCAGTTGATGGCGAGGTTGAAATTAGACTTTATCAATTGATTTGCAATGGAGGCACGGCTAACAGATACGTTGTACGATACGACGATTTCTCGTTAAAGATTGAGAAAACAAGCGGTTTGTCTTTGGCTAAGCTTGGAGTTAAGGCAATTACTGGCTCACCTTATGCCAACGTGCATCCCGATTACAACACGCACATTGGCGATGCAATTACTAGCAACTCGGCGAGTGCGATTAAATTGATTAACTTTGATAACGCGGTTTCTGAAGGTTGGTCGCGAGATGGGATTGAGGATATGCCATTATTGGACATTATTGTGCAAGAATTGGCTAACCTTAAAGGTCGAACTAATTACAGAGTTTTGGCAACGTTGGAACGTAGACCCATTGACCCATTCAGAGCGTTTTTATTTAACGACCGTTATTGGGCTTTGGTTAGTTATCAGCTAAATTGCAGAACGGGAACGGCAAACATTGAGCTTTACGATTTAGGAATAGAACCAACTACATAATGTCAGACGTAAATAT